TAAGCTTAATTTTCAGGCTTATCATCTTGAACAGGATTTCAGTCATAAGCTAAATGGTCAATCTAGGGAGTTTTTGCCAAAGGTTGCTACAGCTGTTGAGCAAAATTCCAATATTATTCAGCAGGGCTTATTGGATATTGGCCCTTGGTTTAAGGTTGACTCTCAGGAGGGAATTGATCCCGATATCATGAAGATCAAGCCATCAACGATCTATAGATTATTGGATAGACAGCTTCAAAAGGATGGTTTCGTTAAGAAGGTTGGGGATGCTGTGAAGCTTGGGATGCTTGGTGGTCTCATCATAGCTAAAGTTACTGGTAAATATGTCAATAAGCCCAAGTTTGTAGCTAAGAAGACTCTTAAGAATGGCAAGTATTACAATACTCTTGAGAAGATGGAAGATAAGGCATGGCAATTAGATATTAGATTGATTAGGCAAGAGGATTATCATGTAGATCCAAGCGGTGATGGTCTTTATGAGTTTGAGGATATGGAGATGGATCTTCATGCTGTTAAGGCTCTAGCTGAGGGTAAGGACGCTATTTATGATATGGAAGTTGTTAAACAATTATCTGGATCAATGAATAATGAAGGTTACGATCAGAGGCAGAATAAAGCCAATGAGACTGGGCAGAATGTATCGACTGGTGGTTTTAGGAAAAGAGTTAAGATTACTGAGCTATGGGGAACTCTAGTTGATAATAATGGTGAGATAGTTCATGAGAATATTGTTTGCACAATAGCTAATGATAGATTTGTTATTCAGAAACCAACTCCCAATCCATTTTGGCATCAGGAATCTCCCTATGTTAAGGCTAGTTTATTGAGTGTTCCCCATGCTGTATGGCCCAAAGCTATAATGGATGCAGCAACAGCTCTTAATTTCTCAGCTAATGAAATATTCAATTTGTTATTGGATTCGAGCATAACTTCAGTTCATGGAATTAAACAAATTAGGAAGGATTGGTTAGAAGATCCAAGTCAGGTGGCTAATGGTGTTGAACAGGGATCAACCCTAGCTGTTAATGCTTCATGTCCTCCAGGAATGAAGGTTCTTGAGTCTGTATTTACTGGTAGCCAACCATCAGAAGCTATGAATATGTTGAATGTTGTAAGCCAAGAAGCTGCATCATCCATGTTCACTAATGAGATTCGAAGTGGTGGTGCTGACATGAAGAACATGAGAGCAACGGCCATAGTTGAGAACTCTCAAGCTCTAACCAATATGTCTACAGGGATGATTAAGAATTTAGAAGGTGATGAAAATTCTGGATTAATGACTCAGATCTTAGCTAAGAGCTGGAAGGTTATTGCCCAACATCTTGATGATCTTAATGATAAAGAAGTTCAATCAATCCTAGGTAAGAAGTTAGCTGATGAGTTACTTGCTATGGGTAAAGAGGAGATCTTTGCTGATACGGTTCAATCATGTAAGTTTAAAGCGTTTGGTGTTTCAGCAGTAATGAATAAGATGAAAGAGTTCACTAAATTAACTGCAATGTTACAGACTGTATTCTCTAATCCAGCTATAACCGAAGCATTCATGAAGAAATATTCTATAACTAAAATGCTTACTGAAATATTGAGAAGCTTGGATATAGATACATTCAAGATTGAAGCAGATCAGGATGAGGGTGGAGACCTAGACGATGACTTGACAGATAATGAAGAACAAGTACCATCAAATACATCACCTGACATTAATTCGCAAATACCCCAAGCGGGGGCTGCGGTCAATCAAGGTGATCTTAACCCAATGGCTGCATCTCAACCTTTGAGTCCGCAGGCATTATAACAAAGGAGAAACAAGTGAAAAAGACAGCAGTAAAAAAGCCAGTTAAAAAAGCAAATCCAAAAAAGAAGTAATTCATAATGAATCACGAAAAACTATTTGAACTAGCTTCTGACAGCCGATTAGTTTCGGCATCAGAACATGTTTTGTACCCACTTATAAAAGCCAAAATAGAGCAACGAATAAACTTAGCTTGTTCTAATTTTATAGGTGGAAAGACTGATTTCTTGGGAGATATAGCGTATATCCAAGGTTTAAAAGAGATAGAGCAATATTTGAGAAGACTTCAGTCTGAAGGAAATAAAGCAAACTTAGAACTCAACAAAGATAGCATTTAATAAAACAACTAGGGAGACATTATGAGTTTTGGAGAAGAGTTTAAAAAGATGAGAGCTATGGGTGGCTCACCAAAAGTAACTGAGGAGGTTGCTAAAGAAGCTGCTGATATAGCGGCCCAGAAAGACGCTGAGACACCACCAAGCGAAGATCCAGATGCTGAGCTAGTACAACAGGCTTTGAAACATGGAGATTCAATGGGTGGTCAGCCAGAGGTTGAGGAAGAGATTGTTATTCCACCACCTAAAGAAGAAGCTAAGAAAGTTAAGATTAAAATTAATGGCAAAGAGTTTGATTCAGTTGAAGAGGCTGAGGCGTATGCTGCTCATGCTCTAGCTGAGGCAGAGAAGAAGGAAGCTTATATTAAGGGTAAGGAAGATGCTCTTAAAGCTCCAGAACCTCCAAAGCCAGCAGAAAAGAAAAAGATTTTAAAGATTGCCGAGAAGTTATTTGAAGATCCAGATACAGCATTTGAAGAGCTGGATGCTTACATAAATGAGGCTATCGAGAAGAGGGCTGAAGATAGGGATGTTAAAAAGACTGAAGCTCAAAAGAGAGCTGAAGCTCAAGCTAAGGCTGTGGATGATTTCTATAAGGCCAATGCTGATTTAGTTGATTGGCAAGATGAGGTTAATATGGTGGTAGATAGGAATACTGAATATCTAAAGAAATTACCTCCAGAGAAGATAGCTAGTGAGGCAGCAAGATTAGCTAGAGAATATGTTAAATCTGTGAAGGAGAAAGCCCTTCCTAGAACAACTCTAAATTCTAAACCAGCCATCACTCCAACTGGTGGCAGTAAAGTCACTACAACTACACCAAAAACAACTACAGAAAATAAAGTTTCATTTGCTCAGCAAGTGCGCTCAACTAATAAGCGAACAGTTATGCAAGATGATGCTTAGATAGTCTAAAACTCATATTGCATTTCTAAAGTTTATATAAACTTAAAAGGAGTGAATATGAGTTTTTCATGGTTGTATGATGCACCATCTGGGGTTTTTAAATCTCACCAAATGTCTAGTAAGTTACGAATGGCTGCTATTGCTGAATGTAAGTTCATGCAGTTTGTTAGCCCAGAAGAGGGTTATGGAAAAGGCAAGGGCGAATCTATCACTGTTTCTCGTGTTTCTAATATCGCGGTTCCAACTTCAGCAGTATTGTCTGAGGGTGTAGAGATTCCACAGGATGAAATTGTTTTATCAACAATTGCAATCACTGTTCAGGAATTAGGTCGCGCAGTTCCTTACACAAGTTTATCAAATGATTTATCTAAGTTTGATATCGGTAATGTAATCCAAAAGAAATTAAGAGATCAAATGGCTCTTGTTTTGGATGGTTTAGCTGCTGATGCTTTCACAGCTGGTAAAGTTAAGGCGATCCCAACTGGTGTTGCTGCTCTAACAATGGATACAGATGGAACAGCTTCAACTGCTGCAACTGTTAATCTTAATGCTTACCACATTGCTCAAATCCGAGATTACTTACATTCAACTCTTAATGTTCCAGCTTACGAAGGTGGAGATTATATGTGCTTAGCTTCTACTAAAGCACTTCGTGGTTTAAAATCTGATCCAGATTGGGAAGTATGGCACAAGTACACTGATCCAACTAAGAAGTACAATTCTGAGGTTGGTAAGTTTGAAGGAATCCGATTCATTGAAGTTAATAACACTTCAAGCTTATCTGGATCTCTTGGAACTGGTTCAGTTCTTGGTGAGGCAGTATTCTTCGGTGATGATGCTGTTGCAATGGCAGTTGCTCAAGATCCTGAGTTAAGAGCTGAAGCTCCAAAAGACTTCGGTCGTTCTAAGAATGTTGCATGGTATGGTGTTTTAGCATTCAAACAAATTTGGTCAGATTCTGCAACAGCAGGTGAAGCTAAAGTTGTTCACGTTACTTCAGCTTAGTATTAACATGGGGTTAGAAATAACCCCTTAATTTTTAACTTTTAATTAAGGAGATTTAAAATCAGTTATGATAAAAAGGGTATCACCTAGCGTTCTTTGTACCAAATATCCCATTGGCTTTAAATGCTGCTGAGGTTTTGAAGGAGATGGATATCGGTGCTTCTAGTGCTGATCATGGTGAATTAGTTTGTGTTCGCCCATGTAAAGTTGTTGAGTTGCAATTTACTCTAACTGGTGAAGTTGCTGGTGGAACATCAGTTGCTCCAATAGTTTACTTCAAGAAGAGACCAACTCCACTTTCTGCAACAAATGAATCAACAGTTGGTGCTTTAACAATTCCTGATGCTACAGCAATCGGTAAGACAGTCTACAAACCTGTTACTCCAGTTGCTTTCGCAGTAGGTGATTCAATGGAATTGTCTCATGTTATCGGAACTGGCACTCCAACAGGAATGGGAGTTTACTCATTCATCTGTGAAGAAGATCCAGAAGTTCCAGGAAACAATTCAGATATGATCTTGTCAGTATAGTTTTAATTTAACTGCGGCCTAGGGGGTTTTCTAGTTTCCCTCCTGGGCTTAGCTTCATGAAACTAAATAACAAGGAGTTAAAATGGCTGATATAGCTGCTGGTGATGTAACCTATACAGTTACAAAGCAAAGAAAAGAAGAGTCTGGTAATAAGATCAATTCAGTTACCATAGCTTTTGGTAATGCAACATTAACATATCCATCTGGTGGTATTCCCCTAACTAAAGCATCAATGGGATGTCCAAATGCTATATCATCTGCTGTTATAGAGGGATCTGGATCTGCTGATGGTTTAGTTTATAAATACGATAAGACAAACAATAAAATTAGAATTTATCGTGCTCCAGCACAAACTCACTCTCATGATCTTAAGATAACCAAGGGTGCTATCACCACTGGTACTGAGATTGGCTTGAGTGCTGATTCTGCTGCCGCAACTCTTAATAATAATACAATAGCTTCAACACTAACTTTAGCTAAAGCAACAAATGGTATTCAGAGTGAGACTCTAGCTGCTGCTAGCTTAACTGAGTTATCTGCTGGATCAACGGCTGTGGCTGCTGCAACATTGTATATGGAAGTTATTGGTTGGTAATTTAATATAAGATTTTTGCCCGAAGGGTTAGAATCCCAGAGGGCTTTCAAACAAACAAACTAGGAGAGAAAATGAGCAAAGCACAGAAAAAGGGATTCGATCTAACGACACACGTAAGAGATTCGAAGGGTACTATCATCAAGTCTCAACCATACAGATTGACGATAATTAATGGAGTTCATGAGTATGAGCGTCCACCAGGATCGGGTTATGTTTATACTGCTGGTGGAGATTTAATCAGGCGACCTTCTGAGAAACAGAAGCAAGCTCAACAGGCTAAAGAATTTACTAATGATCAACTTCTTAAACAGATTGAAGAATTAAAAGCTAAGTTAAATTCACAAGAATCATTTTTAGCTCTAGAGAAAGATGATGAAGTTTTACCAGAGGTTCCAGTTGAACAAGTAGATAATTCAGAAGAGATTGCTCTTATGAAAGCTGCTGGAGCAACAGAAGATGCTAAGGCTCTTGCTAATATGGCTACTAAACCAGTTGCAAAGCCAGTTTTCACTAAACCAAATTTCGTAAAGTAGGTTAAACATGTCGGTAGTATTAGTCTCTCCAGCACAAAGGGCAAATGGAACATCGGGAACGGAATTGCGGCTAACCGCCGCTGCTGTTCAGGGTGTTGTTGCTATTTACTTGAGTGTTCCAGCGGCTAATACTGGCTCGATATACGTTGGAGACTCAGATGTGAGCACAACTAGGGGTATTGAGATTGTTAAGGGTACAACCCTTAAGATTGAAGCTCCAGAGGGACAAGTGCTTGATATTTATAATATGTGGTTTGACGCAGCAACAACAGGAGACAAATTGAATGTCTCTTATTTAGTAAAGGTGAGTTAATGGGACAGTATGAACGCTTGCAAACATCGACATCAGCTTATCCAGATCAGGGCCACACCATTTCTTATACTCCATCATCAACACAACAGTTGGAAGTTCACAAGGTATCAGCCTATAATGGAACTGCTGCCGAAAATAGCATTGGTATATTTCATTCCGTTGCTACTCCTGATTTTAAGTTATGGAAATTGTTAGCTGCTGGAGATGCTGAGTTTACTTCTACTATTCAGGCTGGAAGTGCTGTTTCTATATTCAATACGACTAATAATGATGGTTGTCTTTTCCAGTCTAAGGAAAAGTTCAACATGATTTCTTTTAATGTTAGTCAGGCACAGACTGGTTCACCAGTTTATACCTATAAATATTATAATGGTTCTGGATGGGCCACATTAACTCTACTTAACACTCCATCTTATAGCGCAACAGGTATTCAGGTTATTGTTTTCAATGCCCCTATTGATTGGGTAGTTGGAGATAGCACTGAGGATACTGATTCAACTCTATTCTCTATACAAGTTATAAGCACAACAGCACCATCTCAAGCGGTACAAATCAATTCCCTAAAGATTGGTAAGATGCTGGCTTATAGTAGTTCGGTTTTACCAAGTGCTAGTTTAGAGGTTGATTTTGATGAAGAATCATATCTGCTACAAGTTGGTGAATCTATAATTCCCTTCTTTTCATATACGAATGCCTCAAATAGACTAGAAATTGCTTATAAGATTAGTCCATAGGGTTTGTTAAGCCCTAATTTCGGGGGTTTATTTGTCATTCCAAAAGTCTACTAGAGTTTTAAAACAAGATGTCTTAACAATTTGCGGTGAATTAACTGATGGAACAAGTCCATTCGATGCTCAAGCTGTTTCTTATTTAGATAAAGTTTATCAGGGATTAATAGCTGGAAATAACTTATTTGATATTTCATGTATGGAGCCTTGGGTTTGGGCACAAGCCAAATATCCAATTCCCCTCACATTGTCAGCTAAGGTCACTGGGGCGGCGACAATGACCAACGCCTCAACTACTGGAGCCTTCTCTGTAGCCCCTAGCGTGAGTCTAGAAGGTAGATATATATCATTCGAAGGTCATAGTGACATCTACAGGATTTCACAGCATACGGCGGCTTCTACGGCTTTTGCAATAGATCAGGTTTTTCTAGATACAACTGGAACTTACAATTATAGTGCTTATAAATATGACTATGAAGCTGTTAATGATGTGATCATTATTACAGCTAAGAATTGCAAGATAGACTTTGCTGAGGGCGGTTCACAACTTACGGCAACCTTAACTCCAGGATCTTATAGCCCAACCACATTATGCACTGAAATTGATACTAGGATGACTGCTGCTGGTGCCCAGTCTTATACGGTTTCATTTGATTCTATAACTAGAAAATTCACAATACTTCAAGGTGGATCAACATTCTCTCTATTGTTTGCAACAGGAACTAACGCTTATATTTCAGCATCTGGTGTATTGGGTTACGATATTGAAGATCAAACTGGAGCTTTAACTTATACAAGTTCTTATGCTCTATCTGGGATTGCTAGATTGTCTAAGCCAATTTCTATGTATAGAACTCTAAACACCAATTCTCAATCTGCTAGGGATTCAAACAAGATATTCATGATTGATGATAACACATTCCAGAGGGATTATCCTCTTGGACAGAATGTTTTAGCTATACCAGATAAGTTTTGTGTATCTGAGATGAATAATGATGGATTATGGACTCTTAGATTTAATGCTTCAGTTAATG